GGCCCAGGCGGCGGCCCTGGCGGCGTCCGTGGCGGCGGCCGTGGCGGCGGCCCAGGCGGCGGCCCTGGCGGCGGCCCAGGCGGCGGCCCAGGCGGCGTCCGTGGCGGCGGCCCTGGCGGCGGCCCTGGCGGCGGCGGCCCTGATCTCTTCGTCGCCGGTCTCCAGGTACTGCCGCACGATGGGCGGCATCTCCCAGAGGTGCGCGACCGACAGTGCGACCTCGCGGGCGAAGATTCGCAGGACGTCGTCGCAGGGGACGGTGGCGATGATGCGCCGACGGCGACACACAATCTTGTCCGTCTCCACCGCCTCGACGCCGTCGACCTCGACGAGACAGACGACGCCGCCCTCCCATCCGAGGTAATCCAGGGCGTCGATGGCCCGCCGGCTGGCGTGCAGGCCGGACTGGCAGGCGACGATAGGGCCCTCGTGCTCCAGCCACTCACCGATGGGCGGCGCGGACGTCTTCCCGTCGCGGAGCACCGGAACGCCGTCGACGACGCGCAGGAAGTGCCACGCGCGCTCCGTGGTCTCGGCGTAGTACGACGGAGCCGGAAGCCCTGCGCCGCGAATCACCGGCCCACCTCCAGGGCGCGCCGCACGGCCGCTGCGTGACTCAGCTTCCCACCGGCGACCGCCTGGGCGAGCTCGTTGATGCGCCGACGTGTCAGCGAAGGCAGGTCACCGTGCGACCCCGGCCGCCCCGCTGATACCTGCTTCGCTATCCCCGTTCTTCCGTGCCCTGAACCGGGTAAGGCGCTTCCAGCGCGATCCGGTCCAGGTATCATCTGCCTGGTGGCCATGAGGACTCCCCCGGTATTCGCAGGTCAGCTCAGGTGGCTGCGCTCCGCGATGAAAAGCGCCCGCGCTCTGCGACGCCGAAAACTCTACAGTGCCACCCGTGAATCCCGGGGCGGAGAGCGCGGACTTGAAGCGACAGGGGAGTCACGGTGGCGAGTTCATTGAGCCACAGGAAGCAGCCTCTGTCACGAAAAATCGTAACAGGACGGTTACTTACAGGCACCCACCGGTAACTACAGCCTAGTCCTGGTTCGACGCTTTCTTCGGCGCCGGACGGCCAAATCGCTGTGGCTGCGCGGGTTTTCGCGGCTCGTCCACGATGGCGACGTGGGGCACACGCTGGCGGTTGAGGCGCTGACGCAGGAGCTCCCACTGGTCGGGTGAAAACTTTGCATAGCGGCGAAAGGTGTGGTCGCTCATGCCGGCGGCGGCCTTGATCATCGACTCGGCGGCGCCGTCGGCGACGAGCTGGGTGACCGCCGAGTGCCGGGCGTGGTGGACGACGAGGCTTTCCCCGTCGATGGAGTGCATGCCGCTGTCCCTCCTGGCGGCTGCGAGCCAGCGCTGGAAGGTGTGCCCCGGGACGGGCTTCTCGCGCCGTGGGTCACGCGGGTTGACGAAGACGAAGGGGCCGCGCGAGCTCTCGCAGTGGCGCTTGAGGATGACCTCGACGTCGTCGGGGAAGGGCACCACGCGAAAGGAGCGCGCCTTGGTGCGCTTCGCGGGCAGGCGAATGACCTTGGCCTCCCAGTCGATCTCCGCCTTCTTCAGCTCGCGCCCCTCGGTGTTCCGCATCCCGACACAGCGATAGCAGGTCCACACGATGTCCTGGAAGACGGGGTGCGCGGTGGCGAGGAACCGCTGCATTTGCTCGGCCGTAAGGTAGCCGCGCCGGGCGTACTGCTCCTCGTTGACCATGGCCACGCCCACCGTGGGGTCAATCCTGAGCCGCCGCGTCACCTTCATGTGGTAGTTGAAGCAGGAGCGCAGGCATGTGATCTCCCGGTTCACCGTCGATGGGCTGATGTTGCCACCGCGGTTGTTGGGCGACGCCTCCCGGGTGGCGCGGTAGTTGTCGAACACCTCGGGGTTGAGCTCGTCGGCGCGCAACTCGGCGATGGTCACGCCTCGGTTACCCACCGGCAGCTTCGTCCTGGCGATGACCCGCCAGTTCGTCTCGTTGAGGGTCCACGATGGGATGTTCCTCGCCCCCCACGGGGCGAACTCCTCCCATAGCTGCGCCACCGTCGGCTGCTGTGCATGATCCTGCGCTGCCCGCTCCGCCTGCTCGAGCGCTGCCCGGAGAACATCCGGACGCTCAGAGAGCAGCCGAAGGGCCTCTATCAACTTCTCATCTCCCATCGGGAGAGCCCCCCTAAATTCGAACCATCACGCGCACCGTAAACCGCGCGCAATAGCACGTAAATGTCGAAATCGTTTCATCCCCGTTTCCCGGAGATCTCTGCGTCCACGTGAGTGCACGCCACTCAGCGGCGCTGTCGTTCGATCGCCTCCACGCGGATTTCCAGTTCGCGCAGGCGGGCCATCATGTCCCGTCGCTGCTGGCCCTGGGCGGCGCGGATTCGCTCCGCCATTCGGAGCGCGCGCATCGCCGTTTCGTCGGTCGCCTCGATGTCCTTGCAGCAGGCGGCGATCTGCTTCCTCAGTTCGTCGGTTACCTTGGACACTACGTGGTCTCCTGTAATGCGATTGAGGGAAGTGTAAGAAACGCGGTCGAAATAAAACCCGCCGAGCTTTCGCCGGGCGGGTCGTGGTTACTCGCTGTCGATCACGACAGGGACCAACTCCCAGTCATCGGCCACGACGTCTTCGATGCATATGACCTGCGGCACCGGGACCGTGTTGCGGCCCGCGTGCCAGTAGAACTCCGTCTGTCCCAGCCCAACGTGCGCGCCGTCCAGCCACGCCCGTCGCCGGATGTCCGGCGGGTTGATCTCGTCGCTCGCCTCCACGGCGCGGACCGCCTGCCGAAGCGTCACCCGGTCTCTCCCTTCTTCACGCGCCTCAGGAACTCGCGGGCGTCCTTGCAGGGCTTACCGGTGCAGTACTCTCCATCGCACACATGCGCGCTCCACAGTAGCGCCTCAATCACCTTCACCGCCTCGGCCAGGGCCTCCCTGAGGCGCCCCATCTTCTCGTGCGCCTGGGCGAGCTCCGGTGGCTTCCCCACTATCTCCATGAGCCTCCGCGCCTTCTCGTGGCTGCCAGCCTCGGCCAGGGTTGGCAACTTGTCACCACGCTGAATCGCGGAGACATGCGCTGCGAACTCGTCTGGGAAGGCCAGGGTTGGCGGCGGTGAGTCTTCCTCGTCTAACGCCTTCGCCTCGCTACCCAGCCACGCACACTGTCCGCCGTGGCTTCTGCGCCGGAGGCAGCGAAACACCGATTCGCCGTTTACTATGGCGGCGAAGCACATACCAGCAGATGCCGCCTGAACCACAGATTTCTCATCCATCACCCACCCCACTTTGGCTCGACCGCCAGCAGGGCGTCGACGACCTGGGCAAGAATGATCATCTCGCCAGCGCCTACCTTGGCGGCCCGCCACGCCACCGCCGCCCGAAGCACGGCCTCCTCCTCGGGAGTGCGCTGCTTCTCTCGCGCTTCATCCAGCGCCGCCATGACCCGGGTGATCGTATGGGAACACCCGCGGCTCAGAAACGGCTTGCCATCGACACACAGAGGGCACCTCATCGCTTCCCTCCCGCGGAGCCGACGTGATCTCCGCGCTCAATGGCAGCAGCGAACCAGAAGTAGCCGATGGCAGACAGCCAGGTGAGGGTGTCTGCCCTCTCCTCGCGGCGACCCTCGGCATAGCCGCTCTTCTGCCCCTCGCGGCGGCCCTCTTCGCGGGCGGTGGCGCATGAGCAGTTCTCGCACTCGCGCTCGTTCTCCTGCTCGTCCATCACCCCTCCTTGCCTTCGAGACCGGCGCGCGAGCGAGTCTCCCGAACTACACGCGCCGTAGCCAAATCCACGTCAGTGGATGGATCGCAGCATCCGCCGCAGCATCCATCGTTCCCGCAACCGGTGGCTTCTGCGTAGGTCGCATACTCGATTGCGTTGCGAACCGCTACGGTAAACACCGTCGGCTCAAGCGCCGCCTCCAGCTTCGCCACGCGGGCGAGGGCGGCGTCGCGCTCGTCGATGAGGCGCTTGCTTTCGGCGGATAGCTGGATGGAGATGCGCTCCACTTCGTCCCATAGCTCAGCGCTCACCGCCCACCTTCCTTCGCCTGCGGGTCGTCCACGAGCATGGCCTCGATGGCCAGCGCGCAGTCCTCGCTGGAGACGCGTGGCATGCCTTCGCCGCGAAGGTACAGGTTTCGGCACCGCCTCGCGGCCTCCTTGATGGCCATCTTCAGCGCTTCACGCGCCATCGCCTTGACCACGCGGTATTCGGGCGTCTCGTCGTCGAGGAGTTCCAGCAGTGTCGCCTCCACCCAGCTACTCACCGCCACCCCCTCGTCGCCCACCCTGCCAGCCCTTCATGCCGCGGGACGTACGTCGATGCGCGAGCCGCGGGCAGGTCGGGGGAAACATCACTGCCGCCGCCGCGAAGCCCGGGGACGCGGCTGTGCGGCGGCTCGCGCCAGTAGCCGCACACACCCTCGGTCATGCATGGCGCCCCCGGTGCGCAACCAGGCTTGCACCGCGGAGGGTCCGGCGGGGACGGGGTTGGCTTCTGGGCCGCGTAGTCGACACCGACGAACATCGCGGGCGCCTCGGCCTTCGCTGGCCCCGGGAGGGCAAGAACGCGGACACCCACGGCCTGCACGGTCTCACGAGTCCACTGAATCATGCCCGGACCAATCTCCCACTCGCCCGGGAACGCACAGCCCGCCCACTGCACCCGCATTCCTTCCCACAGCAACGCCGGGTCCTTGACGATATCGCCAACCTTCACCGCCGCGGGCGTGTCGATGCGGGTAGAGATCGCGAGAATCGCGTCGATCATGCACCATCCCTCGGAGATCCCCTGCCTCAGATGGCACTGGTCGCCGCGAATTTTGAGCACATCGAATACTCCTGGCGTGCCAGGCGGCTTCCATCGCCGGCGCTGGCCAACTTCGATCGTGTCGTCGCTCATCGTCGCTCTCCTCTCGTCGCGCCCACCATTGCTCGCCACGCCGCCCGCCACTCCTCCAACTCGCGCTCCCGCTGTCGCCTGAAGGCGCCTGGCGTGATGCCCAGCCGCGCGCACTCCCGCATGTCCGCCCACGACACCAGCCCGCTGCCGTCGTGCCCCAGCCCATCGTCGGGCTCAACCATCGGGTCCGACGGGTCGTGCGGCGCCTCAGGGTAGGCATCGGGGCCAGCGATGGGGTCGTCGGGGTTCACTTGCCCTCCGCCGCCAGGCGCTCTTGCTCCGCCGCGTGAGCCTCGATTTCAGGCCGGATGCGCTCATACCGGCGCAGCAGCCCGTCGAGCACCTTCGCCGCCTCACGCGTGGAGAGCTCGTTCGTCTTCTCCTTGCAAAACACCTTCTTGAGGTGCTTCTGGTAGTCGACCTCGGTGTACTGATTCCGCAGCTCGTGGAGCAGCACGTGAATGCGCGTCCCCTGGGCGCTGGTGATGGCGTCCTCATGGCCCACCACCTCGCCAGTGTTGGCGTCGATGACGTCCACCTTCTCCGTGTACTCCGCCTTGGTGATATCGACCTCGGCTGGGTCGGTGAAGCCGCCGTCGCGGATGGGCTCGCGCTTCGGGGCGTTCTCGGTGCCCGCGGTCCACTTTGGCGGCGCCTCAGCGGGCGGCACGGGATGGTGCGCACCCGGGATGCTGTCCACCTCGTTCTCGTCGAGCATCCCCAGGCCGCACACCGACAGCGTCACCCGGCGCTTCGCCTTCGTCTCGGCCTTCATCATGGCGTTGGCGCGGGCCTCCCCCTTCAGCCCGTCGATGGGGACGGCCCCGATGGCCTCGTCGCACCTGCCGCTGGCCGTGGTGGCGCGCGCGGTGACCACGTAGACGCCCTCCACGAGCTCGCGGGCGGCGATGGTGATGCTGACGCCGTGAATCTTGCGAAGCTGGTCGGCGCAGTCCCGGCGCGCGTACAGCACCAGCTTGCCGTTCAGCGTGATGTACTCGAACGGCCGCGTCAGCGGGTTGAGCCCCACCGACGCGCACACGGCGTTGTAATAGCTGATCCGCTGGTCGGGGTTCAGCGACGATAGATTGCCATTGACGAGCACCTGCTCGATTTGGGCCCCGATGGGGGCAACGGTGGCGAGCGCCGTGGTCACGCCGCACCCCCATAGCAGTCGCCGCAGCGCCCCTGCCCGTGGTAGGTCTTGCCGCAGTTCTCGCACCATTGTGGACACTTGCAGTCCCACGGCAGGCGGTTGCAGCAGCGGGCGGTGGGTGCCCCCGGCGTGGCGGCCACAGGCAGCGGCTCACCGTCGATGTCGTAGTCGGTCACCGGGTCTTCTCCTTCCACGTGCGGTGCAGGCGGCAGCACTCGCTGCCGAACGCGGCGCAGATGGCGCATGGGCCAGGGGGCGGGACGACGACGGGCTTCACGATTCGCCTCCGTCTTTGAACCCGGGCAGGAACTGCACCCCGACGGTGTTCACGATCGCCGGCCTCCAGCACATCCCGCAGCGCTGGCAGGCGTGGGTGTGGTGGGGCTTCGTCGCAAACTCGCCCTTGTCCACGTGCCGCATGTGGCAGTACGGGCAGGCAAGGAACATCGGGATCGGCGCTTCGTCGCTCACGGCGTCTCCCTGCGAATGCGCGTGCCGTCGGGTGCGATGGCGACGAGGTCGCGGTGGGCGGCCACGCCGCACTCACCGGCGCAGGGGCCGGCCTTGTAGCCCTCGCCGGCCAGCGACGCCAGCACCTCGCTCGCCTGCCGCATGAACAGCTCGACGATGGCCGGCCCCTCGGCACCGCACGTCTCCAGGGTCGAATCGCCGATGATGGCGGCGTAGTCGCACAGCATCGTCACCGCCGTGGTCGCGATGACCTGCCCGTCCTTCGACAGCCCCGAGGCGGCGCGCTCGATTGAGTGCTGCACCGACAGTTCCTCGGGGGTCATGGCGCCACCTGCGGCCAGCGGCCAGTGGACATAAACTCGTAGACCGCGTCGTCGGTGAGGTGCGGCAGCTCCTGCGTCTTGGCGTTCATCGCCTTGCGCAGCCCGCGCTCGATCATCGCGTCCACGTCAGCGGCGCAGCGTGAGCAGCCGTCGCACGTGTCGTTGCACTCGGGACACCCGTTCTTGTCGGCCCAGTTCATGTCGCCCTCCATGACGTCAACACTACGGCTACTGTAGACTTCGGTCAACACAAAAATCGCCAGTGTCACGCAATGGCGCGAATCCCTAGCGCTTCCAGCGGGTCGCGGGGAAGCCGGTCAGCTTCTCGAATGCCTCGGCCAGTGGCACGGGGCAGGGGCGCTTTCCTCGGAAAATCTTCGAGAGAAAGCCCGGGTCCACGTCGAGCTTCGCCGCCACGGCCCGCAGTGATGGCAGGCCCGCCTTACGCGCCGCCCGCATCGGGGCGCTGTCGTTGAGGTCACGGCTCGTGCTCAGGGCCTCCCGGTGCGAATCGGTCATCACGGAGTCTACTGTAGGCGCACGACTGGGGGATTTCAAGCCGTCCTGCTTCGCGGCCACAGCGCGATACCCCTCGGCGAGCGCGCTCAGCCGAGCGGCGCCGTCGATGTCACCCGACTCAGCGAGGGCGAGGGCGCGCGCGTCGGCATCGTCGGCGAGCTGCCTCAGCTTCTGTGGCGTCATCCGCCGGGGAGGGTATCATGGCCTCGGGCGGGGCCGGCCGCATCCCTCACAGCACTCGATGCGTGGCTCGGTGGGCTCGCGGTCAGCGTCGGCGACGATGGCCTTGGCCGCGGCGTCCAGCACGCGGGCGTCCTGGGGATGGTCGCTGCCCCGGGATGCGGCGGCGAGCGCCCGCACGATCTCCTCGGCGCGCTTGAGGCCCTCGACGTACCCGCGGCTCATCGGGTTGCCTCGATGGCTTCCTGGGCGGTGTAGACCACCGCCGCATGCCCACGCCACGACAGGTGCCACACCGCCTCGTGCGCGGTCATCTTGGCCCCGGGCGTCTTCAACTCCAGCAGGAACGTGCGTCCGAGGTGGCCAACCAGCAGGTCGGGCACCCCGCGGCCTATGTCGCTGATCACCTCCACGGTGCGCCCAGCCGCGCGCAGGGCTGCGACGATGGTCGGCTGGTTGGCGTCGACCCGGCGGGCGCGCCTCACCGGGCCCCCGTGCTATATTGGCGTCGCAGGGAGGGGCTCAGGCCCGCTGGCTCGGGAGTGACGTTCGGGGACACCCGTCGGCACATGCTCTCCGGGAGGCGCATGACGGGAGCAGCGTCGGCCCCCTGCGGCCCTCGGGCCCCCTGGGCTACTTGCGGTAGGTGCGGGCGGGCGGCCAGACGATGGTCAGTTCGTCGCCGTGGATGGCCCACCGCATGGCCGGGTAGGGCAACCCCACGTCGGGCACCAAGTGCAAGCCATCGGCGTCCGTGGCCCAGGTTCCGTCCTCGGCGCTGGCGGGCTGCAAATTCTGCATGTGGTAGCGATCCGCTGTAAATGACAGCGTCTGCGCATCGCTGCGCCACGTCCCGCCTGTGATGCTTTCGTCCGCGCCGCAGCCCACGAGGGCCAGCGCCAGCAGCAATCGCCTCATGGGCCGGGAGCATAGACCTCAGTGCCCGCAGATTCCAGGGGGCACCGGATCGCACGTGCCGTTGTTGGGCCACGAGTAGCAGTGGTCATCCTCGACGCCGCCCGGGCCACAGTCGTAGTAGTACCCGGTGTTGTACCATTCGCTGGTGTAGCCCCCATCCCCGCTCGCAGTGCAGTCATCGGCGATCTGCTTCCACTTGAATGGCTCGATGAAAATGCCCGACTGATTGGCCGTATCGAACGGGACGCTCGTACTGTCGGGCAGGTTGTCCATGTAGACGGCCGGGCCCCACCCGATAGACGGATAGGCCACGTGCCCGTTGTTGCAAACGTAGTCGTACCGCCACTCGGCGAGCACTCCATAGCTTCGCGGGAATCCGGCCGAGGTCTCGAAGTCGCTGTAGAGCGGCTCCGTGTACGGAATTGGCATGCAACCAAAGAAGGGAGCGCACCGCCTGAACCCAGGAACCAGGGTGTTTTGAGTGCCGTCGAACCAGAAGAAGCGATTGTCGACTCCGGTGTAGTACCAGGTCGGATCCGCCCATGAGCGCATGGCGTAGAGCGTCCCGCGGAGATTCTGCGGGTTGATGTACAGGAAGGGGTTCATCGAGGAATGCGCGCGGTGAACGCTCTCCTCCAGCGGAGTGTCGAGGCCGAAGCTGATGCGAATCTTCTCGTCGAAAACGGCATACGTCCCTTGGGCCTGCTTGATCGCCACGATGCCGCCGTCGGTGCGGTTCTCGACGAGCTGCGGATCCACGTAGCCCTCGCAGCCGATGAGCATGCACGTGACAGCGAAGCTGGCGAAGGCGACTAGGAAGAGAAGGCGGTTCACTTGGCCCCCTTGTCGTAGATGGAGACGCCGCCGTCAGCGTGCTGGAGCACCTTGCCCAGCCGCATGCGCGCGTCCTCGATGGCCCTGACGGCAAGCATCGCTTGCTCCTGGCACTCGCCGAGGTTGTTCGTGGCGGACATCAGCCCACTGTCGAACCGCAGGGACCGCGCGCCCTTCTCGATCGCCAGCAGTTCGGTGCGCAGTCGGTCGCATTTCTCCTTAAATCCCTCTCCCATCACGTCGTCTCCTCACTTCCAACGCCACGGCCGAGCCAATGCGCGACGTGCCCATCAGCCGGCCGCTGCCTGATGTCCACGTGAATCCAACGGCCGGCGTACCAGCCCCATCCGCCGAGGGCGGGCAGCTCGCCGGCCGCCAGCATCTCCTCGACGTACTGCTTGAGCCGCGGGAGGTCGGCGATGTCTGCCGGGCGGATGTCCGCCGCGCCGCCGGTCATGTGCTGCGATTTCGGGGCGCCGCCGACGCTCGCGTTGTACCAGGGAGTGCGGTACCAGCTGATCGGCACCAGCGCCCCGCCGAGTTGTGCCCGCAGCGGCTCGAGCACCGTCTCCGCGAGCCGGCGCGCGACGGGCTGGCACTCCAGCGGGACGTCAGCACCTGAGTGGCAGGCCGCCTCGCTCCAAGCGAAGTGCTCGGTGATTTGCGTGATGCTCACCGGCGGCGGTCCCAGTAGTGCAGCGCCATGATGCCCAGCGCGTTCACGCCGACAGCAATGGCCAGAATGCTGAGGATGGCGCCCCAGTTCACCAGTTCATCCCTCGCAGGAGCGCTCGTCGAGCGGCCATGCCCATCAGCAACATGCCGACGGATGCGCCCAAGCCGAATACGCAAATCCATTTCATGACCGACCAGACCCCGGCCCAGGTGATAGCGATGGTCACGGCGCCGGCCTCATCCCGACGTCGGCGTAGAATCGCTCGGCGTTCAGCTTGCGGCGCTCGCTCGCGAACCGTTCAGCGTCCGTGGGCTCGATGAGCGTCATGATGACCGCTGGCTCGGCGGCCTGCTTCGCCCGGCAGACCAGCGCCTCCTTCGTGGCGCATCCAGCGTCGCCCAGCAGCGCCAGGAGACACGGGGTGGGGTTCGCCGGGGCGTTCAGACACGCAGCCACCGTCGGCAGCACGTTCGCCTGACAGGCGGATAGGACGTCCGCGGTGCAGGCGATGGTCCGCTGCGCAGCGGGCTTCTGGAAGAGGGCGCAGCCGTGGAGGAGGGGGAGCGCCAGGAGTAGGACCAGCAGCCCGGCGTTCTTCGGAACGGCGATGGTCCCAGGAGGCGCCTGCCGGTGAAGAAGGACACCGCCGAGGCCGGCGATGCCACCGGCGAGGGTGACCCCCAACTCCGCGGCGCCGTGCTTGCCGCAGAGGTAGCCGACGAGCGGGGCGATGATGGACATCAGCGAGTAGCCGACGATGAGCTGCAACAGGTTCATGAGTGGCTCCTGTTCGGGAGGTTCGTCATGCCAGCCTGTTGCTGCCACACGGGCGAGCTCTTTCGGCGTTCCTCCTCGGCCGCCTCCTGCCGCTTGCGCTCGGTCTCATTCATCTCGTGAAGGCGCTTCACCTGCGGTACGGCCATGCATTCATCGCAAAGGTCAACCTGTGACAGGTAGCGCAGCGCCAGGATTTGTTCGCTCTTCTTCTTACAGAAGTCGCAGTAGCGGGTCGTTTCGATGCTCACGGAGTACCTCCAATCAGCAGGGTGTCGGTCAGCGTTTCGTGCGCGGGAACCTCGCGGCCAGTTCGGAGATCGCAGCCCTCCCGAGGCGCTCCCACACGCCATACGGGAGCATCGTCAGGCACAGGGCCAGCGGAGCCCCCCACCACGGCGCGCGCTCGAACGCGTGGCCCCACACCCATTGGTAAATCTCCACGCCCATGGCCCCGGCTACCGTGGCTTTCCCGAAGAGGCCACGGGGCGAGCCAGCACGCGACAACGACCGCGAGTCCGGCGGCGGCGCATGCGAAAGGGAACCACCAGGGCCCTCCTCCCTCGGAGTGGTCTCGAACGGGTCGATGGGCACAATCGGCGGCGTCATTCATGCGGTCTCCTCAAAGTCCTTCCGCCTGCAGGTTGGCGTTCCCCTGCTCCACGAGCCCGCCGGGCCCAAACACTTCGGGGAAGCGCTCGTGGGTGTGGTCCGGGTCGGCGCCCTTCAGCAGCCCGTACTTGCGCAGTAGATAGACGTGGGCCATCTCGTGCGTGTAGGGCGAGGAACTGAACGTCACGCCGTCGCGCCAGGCGGCGAAGAACTGGAACGGCGACACCGTGAGCCCCTCGTGGCAGGGCACGTCGGGCAGCTTGAATCCCGGGTAGCCACTCTTCGGGTCCGTGCAGGTGAGCGAAGCGCCGTCGAACCAGACGGCGAACGGCGGGGCGTCCTCGCGCCGGAAGGTGTCGTGCCAGACGATGTGCGCGGCGACCTCCTGCTTCTCTCGCGGACGCAGAGAAGCGGCGGGGATTGTTGCGCAGGAGGAGACGAGGAGCAGCGCTAGGACTACCGGCTGCATGACTCCTAGGGCACGCTGCACTTCATAGAACGCAAAATCGCCTGAATGGCCAGCGTTTGCTGGCCCGCCGTAATGGCCGCAATCGCCGCCAGCCATTGCGTTTGCGTCGTGATCCCATTGTTCTTGCAGAACTGTGCGATCTGTCGCTCGAATTCCAGCGAGTCGAGCGTCATCGTCGGGTCGGAAATTGTTACCTGCGCTGGCATTTAGAACCTCGGGTACAGGTAGACGAACCAGTCGCGATCCATGGCGTCCGCGGTGCCGCCGGTGCCGTTGAACACCTGGTCGAAGACGATGGTGTCCGTGATGGCACCGGCTGGCGTCACCGGTGTGAACTCCGCGCCGCCGTCGATGCGGAAATGGTATTTGCCGTCGCCTGGATGCCAGCACTCGAAGATGTGCCAGTTCGTCTGGTCGATTGCGACGTTCAGATTGACGAGAGTCCCGCTGCCGCTGGTGGGGTGTCCGTCGTAACGGAACGTGTAGTTCGTCGTCGAGGAATCGCCGTTGATGCCCACGCAGATGACCGAGCCGTCGGCGATGTTGCCGAGCCCCATGTTGGCCCGGGTTCCCGCCGCGGGCGCGACCGCTGAGCGGAACCGCCAGGCCCAGTACCACTTGTCAGTAGTCACGAGCTGCGTGAGCCGCTGGCTGCTGAACATGCGGGCGAAGCTTCCAGCCGTGGTCGTGATGGCGTTGCGGCTGACGCCGCCCTTGCTCGCGGCGACGGCGATGCAGGGCGTGCCACCGGACGCGGTTGCAGTGGTGAGCCCTGCTGGGAGCGGGTTTGCTTCGAAGTCGCTCTGAAGCGGCAGCCCCATTTTGGGGTCGCTGGGCGCGAAGCCGATGAGGGCTGCGCCAAGGGAAGCGTAGAAGGCCGGCCCCGCATTTAGGCTGTTGCCAGCCTGGGGCGGGAACGTGTTCCCAATTGGAAACCGCGCCGTATCCGCGGGCATTACTGCGACACCGCGGGTTCGAGGTCACCCTCGATGCCCACCTCGAAGACGGTCGGCGCGCTACCGGTGAGCACCGTGATCTGAGTGCGCCCCGGGAGCAGCAGAACGTCGCGCTCAAACGGGTTGTTCGCCGCGATCGTCTCGCCGGCCGGGGGCGTGGCAGGCCCATTCATCGTCCGCAGGTTCGCGGAGCCCGGCGCCGACCACTTGATCAGGTAGGTGGCGGCGGCGTCGGTGAAGACGACCAGCCGGACGCGCCGCATGTCGCGCGCCGTGCCGCCGTTGACGTTTCCCTGGATGGCGCCCGTGTCGTAGAGGGTCACGGTGGTTGAGCCGCCTGGGACGCCGCCGGTGTAGGGGAGGGGTCGCGTGACTGCCATGCCCTACCCGCATCGTTCCCTTCCGAGGAATGCGGCGGGTCTTACGTGAAGCCCGACGCCGCCTTGCCGCGCGACCCGCCCGCCGAGGACCTGCTCGCCTCCATGGGCATCGGCCCCCTGCTCGAGCCCGGCCGGAAGCTGCGCATCACTGCCGAGATGCGGCACAACGCCGAGCGCCTGCGCCCGCGGATGCGCGCCGAGCTCCGCAAGTTCCTGAAGCGCGACTCGCTCGAGGGAGAGCGCGACCTGCCCGACTTCGACTACGACCAGGCGCTCGAGCACCTCAGCCAGCTCGACCCGCAGCAGCGGATGACCGAGCTCGCGGCGGCGGCGCAGGACCCCGAGGCGGCGGGGCTGCTGGTGGTGGCCGGGAAGGCCCTGCAGTACCTCAAGGGCATCGTCCCGGCCCGCTCACGCACATCCATCACCGGGCCGACGCCCATCCCGCCCAGCGACTTCCAGCGCTACCGGTTCCGCCGCGCCTACTCGGTGATGAATGATCCCCTGGAGGTGTTGCGCGACATGAACGAGGGCAACCTGTCGCGCGACCAGGTGCGCACCCTGCAGTTCATCTATCCCAGCATCTACGAGGACGCCGAGAAGACGCTGTTCGAGGAGATGGCGGTGATGAAGGGCGAGAACCCGAAGCTGGAATTCAGCCGGGACAAGACGCGCCAGATCGAAAACCTGTGGCTGACCCGCTCGTGGACGCCAGAACTCGGCCAGGCGATGCAAGCGGCGTTCGCCCAGAAGCAGCCCGAGACGCAGTCACCGAAGCCCCTCGGCAATCAGACGGACGAGGTGGACAACACTCCCATGCAGCGAATCGAGGCGAAGTAGCCATGCCCCTGGTGAAGTCGGCCAGCCCCAAGGCGTTCAAGAAGAACGTCGCCACCGAGGTGGACGCCGGGAAGAAACTGCAGCAGGCGCTGGCTATCGCCTATGCGACGAAGCGACGCGCAAAGAAATAGCCGCGACATCGCCGCCATGGTGACAAAACCCCCACCACGGTGAGTCATACCGTGGGCGGTCTCTCCGACGGCGAGCGCCGGAACCAGAGACGGACCGGATAGCCATGAGAGCGGGGAGGAGACCGGCCGGAGGCGGACCCGGTGGCATGCCCAGCAGGGAAGTCGCCGGCCGCCGCAGTCGGAGCTGAGCGCGCCGGGAGAGTCCGACGGGGGAGCACCCATCGCCTGCCCCTGAACCCTCCGGGTAATGGGCCACAGCCGAATTGCGACGTCAAGATGTGAAATTTCGACACACCTGAGACCGCGGTAGATGCAGTGAATCGATGACGTGTGAATCCACGGCACACCATGCACTGCGGCTGTGAATTTCAGGCACAGACGCGGTGTGGTGTGAATTCTACTCACACTGCGCACGTGCCCAGCTTGCTGACGCGGTCGCGCTCGGGCGAGCATGCGGGCATGAAGTGGATGATGCTGGCGGTGCTGGTGGCGGGCGGCTGCGCGACGGCCCCCCCGTCGTGCGTGGGGATGGTCGGGACGCCGGCGCAGGTGAACGCCTGCTTCCAGCGGCGGGCGGCCTGGGAGCAGCAGCAGGCCCAGCGTCAGCGGACGGGCGCTGCTCTCGCGGCAGGGATGACGGCGGCCGGCGCTGGGCTCCAGGCAGCGGGGCGGCCGGCCATGCACTGCACGAAGGACGTCATCACCCTGACGCCCGGCTCGATGACCTGTCAGTAGGGCTGATCGTTCGGCAGGAACGGCGCTGAGACGGCGTCCAGGGCGGCCCCGGGCAGGGCCTCGGCGTTGGCCGCCAGCCCCCGCGGGGCGCCCGTCTGGAGCGCGCGCAGGGCCATCTGGGCCATCTTGTCTCCCCGCTGGGCCGCCACGATCATCTTGGCCACCGCCTGGTCAGCGGGGCGCCCCAGCTTGCCGATGGCGCCGAGGGTGGTCTTGATGGGGGCCTTGATGAGGTTGCCGACGGCGTTGACGGTATCGCCGAAAGGAGCCGCCTCGATGTTCTGCCGCGATGCCTTCTCGGTGAGCGCCCCTTGCACCTTGAGCCACGTGGAGACTTCCTTGTTCGTGGCCTCCAAGGCCTTCCGGCTGATACCCAGGTGAGGCATCTCCTCGGCCACGGTCGCGATGTGCGACTGCAGGGTCTCGCGCAGGGCGTTCGCCGTCGCCTCAGCCGCCTCCTCGCGGGGCGACTTCGAGTTGAAGAGCTTCATCGACTTGTTGGCGAGGTCCTGCCATCCCCGGTACTCGGCGCGCAACGCCGGCACAGGGATGCCCTGCGGGTACTTCTCGGCCAGGCGCTGGCCCACGTTGCGGATGGTGTCGGCGATGCCTTCGTCGGCCGTGGTGGTGAACTTCTTCGCGGCCTCCTCGAGCCCGTCGGCGGCGTTCTTCACCGGCACCGGGCCCCCGAGGTCGGCCTTCGAGTAGATGTGGTCCAGCGTGTCGGTCAGCCCATCCACCTTCTGCTCCACCATCGACAGCGCCCGGTGCGCGTCCTTGTTCACGGCCGATTTGATCTCGGGCTCGGCCTTCAGGGCGGCCTTGATGGCCCCCGTGAACTGCCCCTCGGGCGCCTCGGGCGTCGCCTTGCCGAAGGTCTTCAGCTTGGTGGAGTACTGGACGCCCTCCTTGAGGCCCGCGAGCTCGGCGTTCTCCACCCGCTGGGCCGCCCCGCCCACCAGCTTGTTGCCGATGGCCCCGGCGACGCCGCCTACCGCGCCCCCGGCGAGCCCCGAGATGGCGGCGTCCTTGGCGATGTCCTGGACGCTCTTGCCCTCGCTGTTGCCGATGCCCGACAGGATGCCCGCGCCGGCCCCGCGGACCGCGTTGGCAGCCAGCCCGGCGCCCTTGATGGCTCCGCCCACTGCGCCGACGCCAGGTAGGAACGACGACGCCACGCCGCCGCCCACCTCGCCAGCGGTGAAGTACCCGCCATGGGCCTCCTTGGCCGCCGCATCCCGCGCCCGCGCCTCGTCGCGCCCCTTGGTGTAGCTGCCTTCCTTGCCGCCCGACAGCACGTAGTCGAGCGCCCCTGCCAGCTCGTCGCCGAACCCGAAGGTGACCCCCTGCTTTGCCCCGCGGGCCAGCGCTTCGAGGCGCCCGGGCTGCTCGGCCGCTGGGGCTGCCGCTTCCTCGACGGGCGTGGCGCCCGCGAGGTCATCGGCGCTGACGACGCCGCCCCCCTGGATCGGGGTCGCGCCCTCCAGGTCGTCCGCGGGGACGACGCTCACGATGCCTCGTCGTAGTGATACTGCCCGTCAGGGCCCAGTGTCGCCGGCCGGCCGCTCTTGGTGCGAATCTTCTGCGGCTTCGCGCTCGCCGCCGGGCCGGGAACCGCCGGGGCGGGCACAGCGCCGGCTGCGGTGGCCGCCTGGGCCCCGGCGCCGGCAGCGGCCAGCTTACCTTGGATGATCTGCTGCCGCGCGACCCGCTTCGCCTCAATGTCGACCGGCGAATCGCCGGGCTGAGGCATATAGAGCTGAGCGCCCATGAGATACTCGCCAGCTGCGATGGCCCCACCAGAGTCGCCGCGCTGGAAGCTATTGATGAACCGCGCCCCGGCCGCATAAGCCAGGCGGTCATGAGCGTTCAGCAGCTGCTCCGGAGTCTTGAGGATGCCCTTCGAGATAGCTAGCGCCTTCATCCTCGGCGATTTGTCGAAGGCCGCCTCGTTAGCCGCCAGAGAGCGCAAACGTTGCATCCCTTCGGCGGAGATGGGGCCCAGCTTATTCAGGGTCTCGTTGTCCTGGGTCATGCGGCCCGCGAGTTCGCTGCTCTTGGCCTGCGACTCTGTGAGCGGCTTGACCTCGCCGGCCTTGGCCTTAACCGCCTCGGCGCGGGCGTGCTCCGCCTCAGCCCGCTTCAGATCGGTGTCGGCGCGAAGGTTCGAGACCTTCGCCACGTTCTCCGTCAGCGCCTGCTGCGAGTCGAAAGCCTTCTGTCGCGTGGCCACCACCAGCGCGTTCTTGTCGGCCTCCGCCTCGGGCACGCCCATCTTGGCCAGCATCGCCTTGGCCTGCGCGCCCGCCTGTTCGTACGCGCTCTTGCGCCAGTTCTCCAAGGCCAGCAGCTTGTCGGCCTTCGCCTGCCGAGCGCCCTCGACGCCCATGCGCGCCTCGGTGACGACGTCCTTTTGCTTCAGGATGGAATCCCGCTGCATCTGGTAGTCGCGGTCGATGGCCTTGTCGATCATCTCCTGGGCGAAATTCGGCGTGTGGGCGAGTGAAGCTCCGGCCGCGCCGAGTGCCATGGAGATGGCCCCGAGGATGCGGGCTCCAGTGACGGTGCCCTCCTTGCCGGCGATGGAGGCCCGGGACCAGAAGTCCTTGAACCCCATCGACTTGTACTTCTCGGACTCGGTATCAAGCACCGATTGTCGGCGCGCCACCTCGGCCTCGGTGGCCTGCTCGAGCGCCGCCCGCCGGGACTCGGCATCGGCCGCCAGCGTGACCTGCTGGTCGGCAACCTTCTGCTCAAGCCCGGCGCGCTGGACGCCGATGTCGCCCTTCTGCGCGGCGACACGCTCCTGTTCGGCCTGGATGCCCGAGAGATCGCTGCGGAGTTGGCGCTCGGACGGCGAGCCGCCGCCACCACCGATGGCCGGCGCCTTCGGGGGAGCCATGGGAGGCAGGGGCACGGGCCCGCGGACAGGGAGGGTGGGCAGCGGCGCCGGCTCGGGGGCGGGATAGGTGACGCCGGGACCGGGCAGGCCGGCGGGAGCATTGCCAGCCGCTGGCGCGCCCGTGAGCGGTGGAGGCGGCGCGGGCGGAGGGGGCTCGGCGGACGCCAGCATGGGCGCGGCCATGGGTGGCGCGGGATGCGGGAAGGAGGCGTTCAGGTCGGCCTGGTCGAGCGCACCGGTGCCATCGTCCTCCATCTGCCCGGTCTGTGGATTGAGCCTGAGACCCATTACCCGTCGTCTCCCAGGAAGTCACCGGCGGCCTTGCCCGCGGCAGCTCCAGCAGCCGTCCCGACACCCGGTGCGATCAGACTGCCGGCGATGGCGCCTCCGACGCCGAGCACGGTGCCCAGCACCTGCGACAGGAAGTTGCGATCGCCGCTCTGGATGGCGGCGTTGATCTGCTGCTGCATGAGCGCGTTCTTGGCCCTCGCGTCGTCGGTCTGGAGCACCTGAGACTGCGATTGCAGCGCCTGGATGACCGACTGGGCGTTCTTGGCGTCGTCGATGGTGAGCTGGTTCTGCTGCAGCCCCGCGTTCGCCTTCCCCACCTCGATGGCGTTCGAGGCATTGGCGAGGTTCGCCGTGTTGGCCAGCGCCGCGTTCTGCGCCGCCAACTGGGCCGCGGTCTGGCCGGCGGTCAGGTTGAGGGCGTTCGAGGCCCCGGCGTTCGCCAGGTTGACATTGTTGGCCATGCCGGCATTGGCGAGCGCGGTCTGTAGCCCCGCGTTCTGGTTCGACTGCGAGGCGGTCAGGGCGTTGCCGACGTTGCCCACATTCGCCTGCTGCTGGAAGCCCGCATTCGCGAGGTTCGTCTGCAGGGCAGCCGCCTGATTCGCCCTGGCCTGCTCGAGCGCCGTGCTCTGATTGGCGAGGTTCGCGCCCTGCGTGAAGCCGGCGTTGGCGAGCCCAGTCTGGAGGCCCACCGCCTGATTGGTCTTCTCGACGTCGAGGGCGTTGGCCTGGTTCGCCAGCGCGGACTGCTGTGCGAACTGCGAGCTCGTGAGTTGCGCCGTATTCTGCGCGGCGGCATTCTGAGCAGCGGCCTGCGCGGCCAGCTGTGCCTGCGTCAGATTCGTCTGCAGGCCCGTCGATTGGTTCGCGAGGTTGACGTTGGTGCCGAGCGAGGCGTTCTGCAGGGCTACCTGGTTCGCTAGCCCGGCGTTCCCGAGGCCAAGGGTGATGTCCTGGCCCCTGGCGGTCCCTGAGCCCTGCAGGAACTGATTCTGTGCGCCCTGCTGTTCGCTGGCGCGGAGGGCGGCGGCGTCCGCGGCGCTCTGGCCGGTCAGCCGGGCGACGTTCTGGCCAGCGGCGAGGGCAGCGGCCATGCGGCCCGGGCCATGGGCAGAACTCGCGATGGAGCGCTGGGCGTAGATGGCCTGATCGAGGGCCTTCTGGAATTGCGCCTGCGCCGCCGTGGGGCCATTGCCGTTGGCTGCATTCCGGATGAGGCCCAGGGCGTCCTGCTGCGTGCCCTGGTTCGCGTTGGCGATGGCGCCGGCCTCGACCGCATTGGCCGCAGCAGCCTGCGCAGCCGGCGTCTGGGCGACCGTGGTGGGTGCAACGGTCGCGGCGGGGCCTGTGGTGACGGTATTGACCCGTTGCCCCTCGATGTTCCGCTGGTTCTGGACGAACCCGGCGGCCGCGTTGAGGTTCTGGGTAATCTGCGGGGCAGCCGCAGCCTGTGCTGCAGCGATCTGCTGGGCCGAAATCTGCTGCGGGGAGGCAGCCTGAGCCGTCGACGCCATGGTCGCGCTGCCGAAGCCGGGGTTCGCCGCCTGGGCTGCGGTGACGGTGGGGGCGGCGCCGATTTGGGCCGCGGTGCGGTTGACGGGTTGGCCAGCTGCAGTAGCGAGCGAGTCACGAAGCTGCTGGGCCTTGACCAGGTCCATGTTCGCCGACTGGTTGGCGTTGCCGTAGGGATCGGCTGGGAGCTGGCCATTGGGTCCCTGGACGCCGTTGATGACGTTGGTGGCAGGGGCCCAGGTATGCGTCCAGTTGTCGGCGGGTGCCGTCGTCTTTGTGGGGTCAGCGGTCCATGTGCCGGCGCCCGGCGCAGGAGTCCCGGCCGGCGCCGTGATGCCGGACGCACCCACCTTGCTGCCAGCGAACCCGCTCGCGGCCGGCGCTGCCGCGTTGGGATCGTCAAGGGGCTTTTTCGCCGCAGCAGACAGCTGTCCCGTGGTGGGGTCGACGCGGGCGCCTGCGACGGGCATCTCTAAGGACCCGCGCCGTTCCCGTGGCGCGTCACGTAAACCTCGAAGTCGGCGCCGTGCGCTTCAGCGCTCCCTCGGAACCGAGTTCCAGTGTGAATCCCGACAGGCGGAAGCCCTGGGTCGTGGAGGTCTCGGCGAAGGTGAACCGGTACGCCGAGGCGTCCTGCCGCGCCGGCTTGAGTTCGAGAGACGGGCTGTTCGTGGCCGAGATGACAAGCGACGTCGATTGCGCCGCTCCAGCGACGAAGTCCACTTCGTAGTTGAGGTTTAGCGTGAAGCCGGTGAAGACGTCCAGCGTGGGAATCATCGACCACAGGCGCACGTCGCCGAAGAGTCCGGCCGGCGACAGCCACGCCACACGCGCTTGGACCGCGATGGCCGAGCCGTTGTCGTCCCACCCCGAGGATTCCTCATTCACGAACCCCGACGAGATGAGGTAAACGAACTTCCCGCCGAAGACGGCGCAGTCGACGGCGAAAAAGTTCGTGAAGGTGGTCCACCGCCCGACGCCCTGATCGTCGAGAATGCCAAAGTGGTAGACGAGCACGGTGCCGGTGGAGCACACCCAGCGCACCTGCTCGAAGTTCTCCATCACGACGGCGCCAGTGGTAGTGATGTTCTCGAACGTCTCGACACCACGAAGGCGAATGGGAAGCCCACCGCCGATGGGCAGCAGGTAGAAGCCCCGCAGGCTCTGGAACATCAGCCCCTGCGGCGTCTTCACCACGCTCTCCGGGATGATCGTGCCGACGGTGGCGGTGATGCGCGCCGGTTGATCGAAGTTGCCGCCGCCACTTGCCGTGGGGCCGCTCCCCACGAGCTCATAGAGCGCCGAGCGCTTGAATATGATCAGACGGTCATCCATCTCGGCCAGCGCCGTGATGGCGCCGCCTTCTTTCTCCATACTGATGACGTTGGCGCTGCTGAAGTAGACGCCCTCGCCCGAAAACCATTCGTCGCTGACCCATAGGTCCGTAGAGTCCTCGGTGCCGGCCAGGAAGATGCGCCCGCGCCAGGCCGCCATGAGTCTCGCCGGGGGGAGCGGCTCATGGGCAAGGGAACCGTCCGAGGTGTAGAGCTGTGCCTGCTGCTGAGCCAAGGCGACACCAGCCGCGCTGTTGAGACTGGCCGGCACGGTGAAGGTGACCGTGTCCGCCGTGGGGTCGTTGCCGACCTGCCCAACGAGATAGAAGACCGATCCATTGACGGCGGTGAAGTAGACCTCGATGGCCACCTGTGTCCCACGTTCGGAAAGCCGGTAGGTCTGGCAGGAAACGCTGGTGATGCCGTTGGCGCCGGTGGTGGTGGCGAACTGGGCCTGCGACGGCGCCGACCTGCGCGTTTGCCCACGGTTGTCGATGTACTTCCAGACGATGCAGACCCCGACCGAGCCCGGCACGGTCGCCCCGTAGCCGCCGGCCGCGACCGTTGTAGTTGGGTATTCTGGAACGACGTGAAAGCCCGCTTCGGCGACGGTGCTTCCGTCGTATTCCTTTACCGCGCCGCCGGGTAGGAACAGGTTTTCACCGGCTGTTGCTGCCGGCGACGCCGCAGGAAATGAGAAATCGAACGTGCATAGCCAGACGTCGCGAATCTTTCCATCAATGAGCGCGGGAGAGCCCTGCACATACGAATCAGACGCCGCTCGACGAAGAACGATGGCAGTGCGATTGGAATCGATGTCGGCAAACGCCGTGGCCGCTCCTATGACGACAGTGCCCGAAGTAGATCGCTGCGGTTGCCCCAGCGCCTCACCAAAGAACGCCTTGCCGACCACGACCCCGGTAAACGCAGTCGTGCTAGTGACGTCCAGGATGAAATACGCGCGCTGATCGATTTGCACACCGGCGGTGGGGATGGGCGTATCGATGTTGTCGAATACGCACGGCAAGAAGTAGCGCCCATTCTTCAGGAACGGCTTTCCCATGGCGCACAACCCGCGCTGGTAGACCGCGACGGCGCCCCCCAGAGACCGGTCAAGGCGGATGTTCGCCGACGGCGAGATGGCGCGCGACACGAAGATGTTGTTCGTGCTGCCGGTCCGGTAGCCGCAGATGCAGTCGCAGCTCACCACAGCCGCGTCGTTGACCGTGGTCGCCGAGATGGCAGCGGTGGTGGCCGTGACCGTAAAAGTCTTCAGGCCGACGGCAGACCCGATGTACGAGAGATAGCCGCTCCCGTCGCTGTAATCCCACGTGAGCCACGACAGGCCCTGGTCTGCGACGTTGGCGCTGTTCGACGTGCCGCCGCTGGTCTGGTTGCTGTTCCAGCGGATGATGGTGGTGTTTGGCGTGGTGGTCTGCAGCCCCACCATGGCCCAGTCATTGGAACCGGCGCGCTGCATGTCCCAGAAGGGACCAGTTCCTGAACGCGCAGCGGTGGCCGAAACGCTGACCTCGGCGCTGACAGTTGTGGGCGTTGCGAAGGCGATGGTCTTCGAGGCCAGCAGGTTGCCCGTCTGGAAGCTGGCCAGAATCATGAAAACGCTGGCCAGCGCCACCACTCGGATCTCCTGGATGCCGGTGGTGACTGACCACGCCAGGTTGGTATCGAGCACGCGCGCGCCGGTAGCGAGGCTCACGACGGTAACGTGCGAGGGCTGATTCGGACCCTGCCCCGAGACGATGCAAATGTAGCCGCCCCCGTAAGCACAATCGCAGACATCCAGAGCGCTGAAGCGAGTAGCGCTCACCGGCTCGGCGGTCAATGTGCAAAGTGGAATAGATGGCGTCGATGCAATTTGAACCCACTTGGAGGACTGCGCATCCCAGGAGAACAGCCCAGTCTTGTCGATGATGAGCTGCTCGTTATTGAAGTTGGCTAGCTTTCTCCCGCTGCCGATGGTGCCGCCCTGAATAATTGTCGCGGGACGCGCGGTCACGCCGAAGCGTTTGCGCAGCTCCCAGCCGGGGGCATTGCCCTTCCGCTTCCAGAAGACGTTCTCGGCGAGGTCAAGCGTACCCGGCGGTGCGCTCTTGGGGTCGGCGTTGGTATCCAGCCCGAGGATGGGGATCGGAACCAACGCGCGCCGAAGAGGCATTAGCTGATCTCCAGGCGCAGGCGCGGAACCGTCGCGGTGGATGCCACATAGGCCCCGCTGGCCGGGAAGGTGGCCGGCATGGCTCCGAAGGTCTGCGCCACTGAGATGGCCACGTTGTAGGCGGTGCCCCCGGCGGCTGGTGCGCCAAGCATCGCGGTCATGTCGACGCCGTTGAGCTTGTTGAGACCCACGGCCGCGTTGTCCGTATTGTAGACCAGCCAGTAAAGCGCGCCTCCCGTGAGGGCAACGCTGATGGAGGCCGCCTTCACCGAGACCGAGTTGAGCGAGATAGAGCCGCCATCGGCAAGCAGCGTTTTGGGGTACAGGTTGTTGTCTGCCACGTTGTCGTAAAGTCCGATGCGTCCGTTGCCAACTGCGGGGCCGCCAAGCACCTCGAAGTCGACAGTGGTCGCCGTGCCTCCGCGCTGTGGGGCCACGAAAGGGATGGCCAACAGGAGATTCGCGGTCGCACCGGTGATGGCCGCGACAGAAGTGACTGTCTCGACGCCGGCAGTGACCCGGTTCGTGAGTCCTGAGCCGCCTGGGGCATGCACGTAAGATAGAAAGCGGCGACCGTCGCGCCCGGTGACGGTGATGATCTGACCGGCCTCGCTGATGGTCACGCACCCCGCACCATCTACCTCGAGCGCCCCTGTGATGGGCGTGCCTCCGCTGTTGGCCTTGGCCGAGGTGAGCGGCGTATCCATACCGACACCCGTGATCCGCCCCTGGGCGTCCAGGGTGACGGTGCTGATCCATGGGCCATAGGTGGCCGCGCCCGGACCAACCGCGCCGCCTGCGATGGCGAACCAGGTGTTGTAGCCATCTGACACCACCACCGCGACCTGATTCGGCTGGAGGGTCACCGCGGAGGTGAGCACGTCCGCTTTCGCCGAACCGATTGCCTGGGATGGCAAGACGGTGAGCGTACCGGTGCCCTCATGGCAGATGACGATCACCTGGCCCTTGCCTCGTCCGCGCTTCATGGCGGATGGCAGGAGCAGGTTCGCCGTCTGGCCGTTGTAGCGGACGATGGCCTGGTCACCTAGCTGCACACCGCGGGTGACCGTTTCGGCCGGGTATGCGATGACTCCCTGGCGCGCGTCCTCCAGCTGGTCGGCGAAGTCTCGCACCGCCGCCTGAACGGTGTTCAGGTTGACATCGTCGGTGCGGAATGGCCTGTACGGTCCGTTGGCCATTACGGCGCCGGGTACCTCGGCCGCCAGTAGGGCACGCTGTCGGCGTCCACCACGCGGTCGGCCTCGCCCACGTCGTTGTCACCCGCCATGCGCCGCACGTCGGCCACCATCTCGGTGAGCTCGGCCGTCAGGTCGTTTGCGTCCTTCTGTTGCCGGCGCCGCGCTTTGATGGCCGACTCCAGGACGATGACCTCGCTGTAGATATCCTCGGCCAGGGTCAGCTGGTCGCCATCGGCGGCAAGCGCTGTCGGCTGCTCGACGTACCACAGCGTGTAGCTGCCCGCTGCGAGGCGCTGGGGGCGAATCTCCAGGGTGTTGCTGTAGACGCGATAGACGCGGTCCACCGTCCGATTGCGCTCCGCCCACATGAAGCGCGGCACCACCGAGAAGTCGTCCACGCTGGCGCCGGTGGTCATGTAGTCGAGCGAGAGCGCCTTCCAGAAGGTCGGCGCGTTCGCCAGCAGGTCGTAGGTGTAGCTGGGCGAAGTGAGGGTAAACGCCTTGCTCAGCAGGAAGAGCTGCGGGTTGCAGCCGACGAGGAGACGCCGCAAACGCTGGCGCGAGCCATTGATGAACGAGGCCCAGGCGGCCGTGGTGACGTTCGAGTCGTTCTCGAAGTCGGCCCTCGCCTGAGCGTTCGTTCGCAGCTGCGCCAGCGTCGACGGCACCCGCTACTCCCCGCTGTCGTACTTCTTGCCCATGCAGATGCGAATGAAGTCCGAGAGCGCCGCGCTGGCCGCCGCCGGGTCCTTGGGGGTGATGCCGAGCGCGTCCCAGAGCTCGCCGGCCGCAGCCGACTCGCCCTCGTCGCTCTCAGGGATGTCGTCCATCTTGCCGGCGTCATCGGCGGAAGCGCCGCCCCCCGGCTTCTTACCGGGAGGAGGCAGCTTCTCGACCACGACGTCGATTGCATCGCGTGGCTTCATCAGCCGACCGTCGACGCGCTGAGGGACAGCGTGAGCGACCAGAGCACAGAGGCTCCGTCCGGGATTTCACCGGTGATGGCACCTGCATCGTTGACGAACTGCATCGTCAGGATGCCTGTGGTAGTCAGCGCGTCGACGGTGCAGATGGGCACGAGGCCCTTGCCCGCCGCGAACGCCGCGCCGTACAGTTTCCCAGCGAAGTCCAGCAACTCGTTGTAGCGAGCCGCCGTCCTGTCGACCGTCAGCGTATAGAGGCCGACGCCCGTACGCGCCGCCACGAAGCCCGAGAATTTCTTCTTGGTCTGGGTGGTGATCGTACCGCTGGTGGAGGTGTTCATGCGGCCGAACAGGTCGATCTGGTCTCGTCGCGGGCTCAGCCCGCCGCGATTCATCAGAGGCATGTTGGTTTGTCCTTTGGTTTCCCGCCGCGCCCAGCCCGTTAGGAGACAACCGGGCCAGGCGCGAGCGGAAAGCTGTTAGAGGCCGATGACCCCGTTGAACCCAGGAGCCATGCAGAGCAGCTCCACGTACCCGCCGATGCGCACCTCGTAGCTGTCCGACGAGGTCTCACGCAGCATCCGGTTGTCGTCCTCGTCGAGGAAGCCGATGGGCTTGCCGAGCGAGAGCAACTTCCAGGTGTCCGGCTGGATGACGAAGCAGCGGTTCGCCGGGCACCCCTGGTCGGGAAGCACCTCGACGCTGCCCTTGGGGCCGTTCACGCGGATGGACTTGAAGCCCACCACGCCCTGCTCGCCCACCTTGAGGTCGACGTACTGGACGTTGGAGCCGAACTCCAGCGCCAACTCGTTCCACTTGCTGAACGAGAGGAAGGCGTACTTCGGGTTGGCCTTGCGCCCCGCCAGCAGCGACACCATCGTCTGGATGGACTCGCGGATGCTCTTCGTGGTGCCGTCGAGGAACGACCCGCCCAGCCGGGTCTTGTTCTTCGACCGGTCGATGTTGAAGAAGGGCGTCGAGGTGAGGGTGGTGCGGTCGAACGGCGTCCAGCCCTCGAAGCCCACCAGGCGGAGCCGCGAAGGAGTGGCGCTATCCTGGCGATCGCCGTTCGGAAAGACGAAGTCGCCAGCCGCCACCGAGCCGCCACCACCGGTGACGGTGCTGACGTTGGCGGTGAAGGTCACCGTTCCGGCGTCCTCATCGACGCTGTCCACGATGAGGACCTGAGCCGAGCCGCCACCAGCACCGCGAAGAACAGCAGAGCTGTTCGTCGAGGAGAAGATGACGTTCATGTTCTGCTCGAAGTTCTTGGCGTCCTCTGCCTGGGTCAGCGTGATGGTCGCCGAGGAGATGCCGCCGGCAGCGATGGTGCCGATGGCCCCGAACCCGTCGCGGAACAGGTCGATGGAGAAGCGCCGCGCGCTCGCCTTGATGGCGGACTCGACGTTTGCCGAGACCTCGGGGAAGTACGCGTTCGCGTTCCCCTCCATCGCCCGGATGAGATCGCCCGGGATGGTGGCGAAGGTGTAGTGCTTCTTGTTGGCGCTCGAGGGGAGCAGCCACTTCTTCAGGTTGTAGGTACCCGCCGAGGTGGTCTTGAGCGCCTGCGAGGTGCCGAAGGTGGCCGAACCGGTCTGGTTCTGCCCGATCATGATGGGGAACGTGCTGTTGTCGCCGCCCCAGTCTTCGGACTTCGGAATCAGTGCGTACGCAGGAGACTCCTCGTACGTCATGTCGGGAATGGTGTTCTTGTCGAGATAGAACCGCGTCTTGAGCGCGGCAGCTGCTGTGGTGAACGAGGACATCGAAGGGACTCCCGTCGATGGCCGGCGGCGGTATCAGCTAGGCGGGCGCACCCCTCGGCTTGAAGTGCTCGAGCGCGCGGCGCTCCAGCTCAGCCTTCGAGAGGCGGCCGACCGGCTGCGGAGGGGGTGCCTCGTTGCCGTTGCCGACCAGGGTGACGGAGCTCGCCTGTGCTCCCTGATTCGTTCCACCTGCAGGCGCCGTCTGCCCATTGGGCTTCGGTGGCGCGAACCGCGCAGCCAGCTTGGGCACCTTGGTGACGAGGGCGCTGACCTCCTCGTCAACCTGGGCCTGACGAGCGTCCTCGTAGGCCGTGGCCACCGCGGTCACCAGTTCCGTGGTGGCTTCCGGCGTGAGCTTCGAGAAGTCGAGTTGGTACTTCTCCCCGTAGCGCATCACCGCATCGAAAACGTGCTCCGCTTCGCCCTTCGCGAGCGTGACGGGAAACCTGTCGGCCGCGACCTGCAGGTGCCCCTGGATGGCCGCCACGCCCGTGGCGCGCGCCTCCTGCTGGGCCTGCGTCTGCTGGGTCTCGGCGTCCTTGGCCGCGCGGTCGGCGGCAGCCTTGCGCTCCGCCTCCAGCTGCGCGATACGGTCCTCCACGGTCGGCTCGCTGCCGGCGCCATTGCGCTTGAGGTAGTCCGCGGCGACGTCCTCCAATGTGATGCCGTGGAGCTCGAGCACCGCCGAGGGCGATTGCTTCACCTTGGCGTGGCCGTCTTCCCAGTGCTGGGCCGCCTTGATGCGCTCCTGCTGGGCCTGAATCTCCGCCTTGGCCCCCGCCAGCTTGGCAAAGCCCCGGGACAGCTGTTGCTGCTGCGCCTTCAGGGCCTCGATAGTGGGGACGTCACCGGCAGCAGGCTCGGCAGTACCGGGGGCACTCACGGCTTTGCCCGCCTCGGCGCCACCACTCGATGAGGCAGAGGGGGCAGGTGCTTTTGGGTCTACCGCTGGCGTGCCAGCAGCCGCAGCACGCGCATCGGCGGCCTTCTTGAAGACCTCCAGCGCGGCCGCGTTGGGATCCACGTGCGTCGGCGCGGGAGATGCGGCCTCACCGGCGGCCGCGGGTGCATTCTGTTCGTCTGCCACGTACTACCCGCAACGTTCCCTCGCTGCACTGCTCAGGCCATCGGCGGGAGCGCGGCCTGAGGCGAAGGAGCGCCAGGAAGCGGCGGCGGAGGGGCAGCCGCGTCGGGTGCGGGAGCAGGCGCCGGCAGCTGGCCCGGCACGTTGGGCGCCAGCATGGCCGGGGTCGGCGCAGGGGCGGGCTGCATCTCGGCGAGCAGGTCGGTGACGTCGGCGATGAAGCGCAGCAGCAGGTCCTTGCGCTTCTCGGGCACGCCGTCATTGCGCGCGCGCAGGTAGGCGGCTTGCCCCATGCGCTGGGCCAGCTTCAGGTCCATGTACGGCTCGGGGGTCTCGTACTTTCCCTGCTCGACAATCTTCTCAAGGATGCGCTTGACGTCGTCGATGGCCGCCAGCTCGAGCGACAGCGCCTCTTGGAGGTCGGGGAAGTCGAGCAGGGCCAGCGCCGTCTCGCGATCGGGGATGAGGCCCGCCTCGTAGTACTCCTTGACCGCCTGGAGCTTCGCGCCGGGCGTGGTGGGCAGCGAGGACGTCGGGTAGCCGGCGATGATCGAGCGGTTCTCGTCCAAATCGACCTTCGCGAAGTCGATTTGCTCGATGGTCTTGCTGTCGGGGGCCATCACGACCACTTTTCGGCCGCGCTTGACCATCTTCTTGGTCAACTTCACGTTCTTTTCAGCGATTTCGACGTGCAACTCCTCCCATTCCTGGCCGAGGCAGGCGAATCGCTGCGTCTGGGTGTCGTTGTATTCGCGCTGGGCCGGCGCCGAGTCGAGCCCGGCGGGCTTCGTGCCCGTGCTGAGGTCCTGCGAGACGCCTTCGATCTCGAAGCTCTTGTTGTAGAGCTCCCACATGTACTCGTACGCCTGCTGTGGCATCGGATTCGGCGTCGCGAACGTCGGCGGTGTCTCCGCGTCGATGATGGACATCGTCTCGTTGGACATCTGGCCCTTCGTGGGCCCTCCCGGCTGCCTGAACACCCACAACTTCGCTCCCAGCTTCATCGCCTTCTGGAAGCGGTCGAGCATCTGCGAGAGCTCGTACTGGATGGAGAGCAGGTTTTCGGCCGCGCCGAGCCCCCAGTAGCCGCTGTCGGGCTCGCGCCACACGCCCTTGACGTGCGGGAACCAGTCGAACTCCCAGTCCTCCTGGAAGACCGCGCCTTCCTCCAACGCAACGACGTGCTTGCCGTTGAGGTGCCAGCCCTCGAAGACCGGCAGCATCTCGCTAGCACGCCCGTCGTTGGTGCCGGCGGGATTGTAGCCCTTCGCGTTTTCGATGATGTCCCGCGCGCCCGGGTTGCGGTCGCCCACCATATCCAGCAGCGAGCCCCGGTAGATGGGGCGCTTGATGTAGAAGCTCTGCGGATCGCCCCGCGCCGCCTCCATTTCATCCACGATGGCTTCACACGGCAGGATGCGCCCCACGCCCACGATGGATTTGCGCCTGTCCTCGTAGAGCCCGAAGAGACCGGTGCCGAAGGCGCCCATGTCGCGGAACACCCGCCGGCCCAGCTTGTAGAGCCCCGTGGCGCGCGCCCAGCCGTCCTGGAACTTCGTGAGCCCCTTGGCCTGGCGCTGCATGGTGAAGTCGCCGCCCTCGGTGAGGAAGCGGACGCGCGGCTTGTTCTTGGCGATGCGGCTGGCGATGGACTCGATGACCGCCTGCACGACGTTGATGGGCACCTTCCAGCCGAAGCCCCACGGGTCGCTCACGTAGGGCACGCGGAAGGCGCTGCCGTAGTCGTAGATGCTGGCCAGGGGGCGCCCCGAGTGCATTCGGGCGAAGACCAGGTCGGCCCGGCGGCGCGCCCTCTCGCTGGGGCTCTCGTAGATGCGCTTGGCCGCATCCACCATGGCCTGCCCGATGGTCTCTGCCGGCTCCAGCCACCAGCGGGCCACCCCCTTGTGCGCCTCCTCGGGGCCGTAGCCGCGGTCGATTACGACCGGATTGTCAGCCATCGGCGGGCGCCCCGCCGCCTTCGAAGAACTCCAGCATCTGCCCGCGGGTCGGCGGCGCCTCGTCGACGATGGGCTTCATCACCGCGGCCGGCGCCGGCAGCACGCACTGTACGTCCCCGACGCGCACCGGGCCGTGCACCCCGCGGGCGATGAGGGCGTCGAGGATGAGCAACACGTCGGCCGGGGCCACCACCAGACCCGCCGCGTTCCCGCGCGAGGCGTTACTCCCAGTCGGTGCGCATGCCCAGCCATCGGGCGTCCTGCTCGAGCCACGTCTGATCGCGGCCACGTTGGACGGCGTCCAGGCGCGCCTGCTCCATCTCGTCGGGCTCCTGCTTCACCGGTGGTGGTGGCCCCTCGGCGAGGTAGTGGCGAGCCCGCCGGTGTGCGTAGAGTTTCGCGTCCATGATGTCCGAGTGCGGCTTCTTGGCGACCTTGAGCTCGCCCCGCTGATCACGTGCCCTCTCGTCCCAGCGCACCACCGCCATGTCGTGGGCCGCTCGAGCCCCGCGGGCGACCTTGGCCCGGCCGGCGCGCAGGTCGGTGTTCAGGACCCCGATGGCCCCCAGCTTGTCGAACTTCTCGGCCGGCATGCAGGCGATGCCCTTGCGGCGACGCAGCGTCTCAGCCACCAGCTTCCCCAGGCCGCCCTCGTCCACCACCACCGCCAGTGGCTCCCAGCGCTCGATGCGATCGATGAGGGCCTCAGCCACGTCATCCACGTCCACGTTGCCCTTCACCCACTCGTCCACGCCATGCAGCGTCGGGCCCACCTCGGGCCACCAGCCCTCGACGTCGATGGCGCTGGAGTCGGGGTGGTGCCCCAGGTCGACGCCGATGACCGTCTGTGGCTTCCCGGGCGGCAACTCGTCGTAGTAGTTCAGGTCGGGGTTGAACTGGAACACCAGCGCCTGCAGGTCGGTGACCCATTCGCCCAGCCACTCACGCAGGTAGGCGACAGTGGACTCGCCGACCGCCTGGTCCCCGCCGCCGAGCAGCCGCGCCGCCTCGGCCAGCACGGACTCCACATCCTGGATGCGCGGGTTCTGCCGAATCGTCCAGTGGTGGTGGCCCCAGGCATCGTCGGTGCGATGGACGAGATCGTGCCAGAAGCCCACCTTGACGAGTGACGGCGTGCCCATCACCCAGATGCGGCCGCGCACCCCCCCGCCGCCGGTCATGGCGGGAAGGAGCGCGTCCACGATGGCGGTCTTCAAGGCGGCGCCGTAGTTCTGCGCCTCGTCGATGATGACCCGGTGGTAGCCCTGCGGAGGACCACGAAGCCGCTGGGCCTGCCCCTCGTCCTTGGCGCCGCGGAAACGGACCTCGCTCTTGGTGACGGGGTGGGTGAGCGCCAGCCGCTGCTCGTTGCCCACGTCGAAGCCCAGCCCGTAGACCTCATTGAGCCGCTTCGACTCGGCCCAGATGGTGTCCCGGGCATCCACCATCTGCGGCATCACGCAGAGCTGCAGGCTGCCCGGAACGGTGATGCCGTCGTAGAGAAAAGCCCCGGCCGCCAGCGTGGTCTTGCCGATGCGACGGGAGCCGTCGAGGGTCAGGAAGCGGCGCGGGTCCCGGTAGACGGCGAGTTGCTCGGTGAAGAAGAGCGAGTCGGGCGTGAAGGCGGCGCGCTTTGCCTTGCGGTCGAAGGCCCGCAGCTGGGCGAGGTAATCGTCGGTCAGTCGGCCTCCAGGAACGCGGCGACGTTCGTCCAGGGGACGAGAATGGTCCACGCCCCCTGCTCGGCGTTGGCACGGTTGACCACCGGCAGCAGGGTGACGCCGGCATCCGTCCTGGCCATGCGACACAGCCCCTCGCGGGAGTCGACGTGCAGTACCTGGGAGTCATCGATGAGCGTCACGGGGCGCATGAAGTCGACGAGCGTCCTCACCGCTTCGCCCCCTTCAGCTCCTCGGCGTTCACGCGCGCCCATCGCACGTTGCCCCAGGGCACCACCACGACGTCGCCGCTGCCATCCGTGCGCTCGATGAGCACGCCAGGGCCAAACACACGGCACGCCTCCTTAGCGCCCTCGCCGCCGTCCTTCCACTTCGTCATCATCTCACCCTCGGACCGCTGGCCCGCGTTCACGTTGCGCACAGGCTCCAGAAACTCGATCGCGCTGACCTTCATCGCATCTCCCTGTAGGGGTTCACGTACTCGGGCCGCACGCCCATCGCGGCCATCCATCGACCGCCATCGATGGTCACATGTGTGACCCTCTCGGGCTTGTGGGCAACCTCGAACAGCGCGCGCCCGATGCCCTGCTTCCTGAACTCGAACCGGGTGAAGGCATAGTGCAGCGACTTGCCGCCAGCGCACATCCACCCGTAAATCCATGATGGCCGCTCGGGAAGGCAGGCCACCAGCGCGCCGTGCTTTTCCAGCAGCGCCTCGACGAGGCCCACATGGCCGAAGTGACTCCAGTAGGCGAAGTCGGGAAGCTGCTGAGCACCTGGGGAGGCCCGGTAACTCTCCAGCCACGTCTGCAGGATGTAGCCGCGGTCTCCCAGGGCTGCCGGGCGAATGAGGTGTGGCAGGCTCACTTGCCACCCTGCACGACGGCCAGCTTCGCTGCCACGAGCTCGGGGTTCTTTCGCACCAGCGCCTCGGCCACGCGCTCCTCGAGCCCCTCGTCGGGCGCGTCGTCGGTCTTCTCGGGGGCTGCTGCAGCCTTCGCCCAGCCGCTCAGGCTGCCCACGCCGTTGACGAACGCGTTGAGAGCCGCAACCCGCGTCTTGGCGTCCACCACCGGGACCTCCACCTCGTCGCCCCGCTTGTCGGTCATCGTGTAGGTGCGCTCGTCGCACCCCATCTCATACAGCCTCTGCAGCGCAGTGAGCACCTTGCCGCCATGGGCGAGAGACAGCGATGCCTGTAGCTGGTTGAGGCGCGCCCGGGTACCCTTGGGCATGCCGCCGGGGTTGCCACTCTGGCCAGCCGGCCATGGCGTCAGGCCGCTTCGCTGTGTAGCCGCCGCGCTCATGAATCTGCAATACCCGCGACGTTCCCGAATTACGTCCCGTACGTAATTCCCTGCGTCGTTTACCCTGGACGCACCGCTTCCCTGACCAGTGAGTGAGGGTCCGGTTGGGTCCGTCTCCCTCGCTGCGCTGAGCGTGTGCTAGAGCTGGGCCGCTGCTACCTGGCTCGCCTGGTCAGAATCGGCGAGTGAGGCTCTGACGGTCGTCGCTGCTCGTCGTGTCGTATCGCACGCAGGCCCGAGATACGTGCCGGGTGCCACTCCCCAAGTCGAAGCTGGCGGGTGCCGGCCCCTTCAGAGTGGTCGTGCCGTTGTCCCGTTAGACCCCCTACCCGGGCAGGCGGTAGCGCCCGGGCCCCCAGTGACAGTGAGGGGGGTGTTCCTGCGTTCAGCGCGTTCGCTGCCGGCTGTCTGCCCACGCCTGGGCTTCTCATCGCTGGGACGCTGCCGACCGCATTGCTGCGGCCCTCGCGCAACAGGGCCACCGGTGCCCCAATCTGGTTGGCGTACGGGAAGGAGGGCCCGTGGTCGGGTCCATCATACTTCCACGTTACCTCGCCGCGGTAGGCAGGACACGCGGTCCTCGCCATCGTCGCAGGCGGTCGATACTCGAGCCCCGACCACAACTCGGCCAGCAACTCACCCAGGTCCTCGGCCTCGTCGTCGCGAGGGTTCGCCTCGTCGGTCTGCTCCATGGTCAACAACCACTCCTCGTCGACCTCGATGTCTCTCACCGGGACAGCCCCCGGGCCACGATGAGCAGCGCCCGCCTCGCTGCCTCTGGAGCGCTCACACCGAGCACGGCGCGGATGTGGTCGAGCGCCGATGCCGCCGGTCGGGTGAGCTGCACATCGATGCGCCCCGCCTCGCCCCGGCGGAGGGCATCGGCGTTTGCGGGCCTCCCCCTGCCTCGTCGGCCTCCGCGCTCCGCCTGCAGCATCAACTCGCGGTGCCGAGTGACGAGCACATGAACGCGGCGCCGGTAAATGGTGCTGTGGCCCTCGCGCTTCATGGTGCGCACGATGCGGGTGTAGCTGGCGCCGTCGCAGTGCAGCTCCCAGCACCGGCGCTCGAGGTCGCTGTACCACTCGTGCTCCCAAAGGAAATGGGAGGCGCGGCGGAAATATTCCTCGGTCTCGGCGAATTTGTTGGGATTCGTCTTCAGGTCGGACACGCGGTGGACGTGGCGCTCAGCCGAGGACTCGTTCTTGAGACCCGTGGGGGTCTCGATGTCCTCGAAGCCGTCCGCCTTCAGCAGCCGGTCGCGCTCACGTTCCACTTCGCGCTGGTTCACGGCCCCGGCCACCCCTGCGCCTTCAGCAACTCGGCAATGCGCGGCGGCTTCCACCCCGGCGGTTTGATCCACTTGCCGTCCTCGCGCTTGTGGCCGCCCTGGAGCTTGGCCATGTTCGACGCGTGTACCTCATCGAACAGCGGCGCGAGGTCGATGCCGCACGCAACGGCCGTCCCCAGCGCGACGTAGATGAGGTCGCACAGCCCGTCGGCCACCTCGACTAGGTCGCCCGCGGCGAGCGCCGAGATGGTCTCTGCCGCCTCCTCCTGGATGAGCGACCAGCGCAGTAGCTCATCTCGAATGGCCGGCGTCTCGCCGATGGTCTGCCCCATCGCCGCGTGAAACTCCTGCACCATCCTCTGCGCCCCGCGCAGGCTCATCGGGACGCCCTCATCGCGGCCTGCCGCGCGGCCACCTCCTTGCGCCACCGGGCGTCGCGCTCCTCCTGCGTCCTGGGCTTGGAGCCCCCCCGGCGCGCCCGGCATTCCTCGCAGCCGCATGCGAACCACTCGCCGTGGTCGTACGCGCTCTTCAACGCCTGGGCGCTCTGCCGGGCGGATTGCCGCTTGCCCATCGCCAGTGCGTCGGCGAAGGAGCGGTGGCCCTGCCCCATGCGGTTGGCGAGCGTCTGCGGCGTCACCCCGATGACCATCGCCCATTCGCGAATCGACTTGCTCTCCCCGTTATGGGTGTAGAGCTTCGGCCGCGGGCCCATCACGCCTCACCTCGCTTCTGCACGTAGAGCAGCGCCCAGGCCATCGCCTCATCCTCGGCGCGCTTCCCCGTGTGCGCCATGAAGTCCCGCACCACGATGCCGGTGCTCCACGTCCCCGCCACGAGCCACACCTCGGCGAGGTACCCCAGCTTCGTCTCGCTCACCGTCACGACAGGTCGCATGCTCACTCCCTCCTGTTGTTGCCGAACAGCAGCAGGGACGTCGCCACCCACATCACTGCCGAAAGAACCAGCAGCGCCATGGCGACGCCCCTGAGCAACTTCACGCGCGCTCGTTTCCCCAGACGCGCTCGCTGCCGCACTGGCACCTGAAAATCAGGTTCGCGATCAGCTGCGGTTGCGCGTCCTTGTAGTCGCCCTTGGTCCTGAGGACATGCCGCTTGATGAAGACGTGGTGCCGGGGCGCCTGCTCGCGCTCGCACATCAGGATTGCGTTGCTCGTGAAGTCGCGCATCAGCCGGCCTGCTTCATGGCGCGGGCCCCGGCGTCCCACTGCGCGTTGCCGCCGATGAGCTGCGGGTGCGCAGGCTCCTGGCCGGCGACCTCCACGACGCTGCCGATGTACGACTGCAGCCGGCGCACCACGTTCGGCGGCACGCCCTCCAGCGCGCGGGCGATGCGACCCATGACGACGGGGTCGTGTTTCACCGGCGACCACGGCTCACCCGCGGCGGGCAGGCCCTTGCGCTTCTGCTTCTCGCCAGAGGGCTGCGAGCCCTGGGTCGACGCCTCCGGTACCATCTCCACGGTCAGCTTCTTGTCGGCCATTTTCTGTCTCCTTGTTGGGTTTCACGGGATGCAGTGGAATCACGGGCGCCTCGGCTTTCTTGCGGGGGCGCTCCAGCAGGCGCAGCACCAACTCACAGGCTCTCTTCTTGGCCTCCGCCTCGGCGAGCCAGTGCCTGGACTCGGCGAGCATGGGGTCGCTGACGATGTACTTCTCGAACCACACCACGCGCTCTTCGGAGGGCGGAAAGCTGCTGAGCAGGGAGCCGCGAAACTGACCCTGCAGCATCTCCAGGTGCTTCAGGTGCTCCAGGGCCTCGACGACCTCGCCGTGCGCCTCGGCCACCAGCCACGACCACTCCAGCAGCACGCCGATGGGGCGGGCGGTGAGGTCACGGCGGGCCTTCGCCTGGAGCTCGATTAGGGTCACAGCAGTGTCCCCTGCTTCGCCTTCGTGCGCGGGCGGTCCCACCTCTTGGCCACCCGGGCAAATTGCCGGGACGCAGATTGCCGTTCGCCCTCGCTTATCGGCGGGAATGGCAACGGCTCGATCGACATGCGATCGCCGATCGCCGAGCCGTTGCCATTCCCGCGCTTCACACGTCGTTGGAGCGTATGAGCCGCCTCCTCAAAGGGCGGGTCGCAGAGGACGTGATCCACGCTTCGGTCGGGGAGCGACGCCAGGCCGCTAACCGGGTCAAGGCAGTCGCCGAGGTGCAGTTGCCAGCTCACGCAGCCCTCCTTCGCCGCCAACCGGGCCCGGGCTTCCCCGCGGCCTTCCACTCGGTCACCAGCTGCCGGTAGCGGTCCAGCGGCAACGCCCACGCGCGCTCGACGTCCAGCCACTTCTCGGCGAAGGCGCGGCGCGTGTAATCGCACCAGCCGTGTTGCGCCGCCACGAACTCGCGGGCGAGCGCCTTCTTCGCCTCCTCGAAGGTCGCCGGTACCGGGACGCCCATCTCGCCCAGGCGGCGGGCCTGGCGCGGCGTCGGTGGGTCGGTGGGCAGCGGCTTCGGTGGGGCGGGCTTCTTCGGGCGACGCCGAGCGGTCGGGTCGTAGCTGCCCAGCTTCAGCTTCACCTCGGCCTTCGCCGCAGCCTCGGCGATGCGCTTGCGGGCTTCCAGCAACATGGCCAGCGGGTCGCGGCCGCCCTGCTCCATGAGCCGTGCCGCCTTCTTGCGCTCCTTGTCGGTGAACGTCTCGGCCAGGATGGTCAGCGGCGTCTCAAGGTCGCCGGGGGCGTCGTTCAGCGCGAGGTCAATCCACAGCCCCACCGGCTTGGGAGACGCCGCGATGGCCGCCTTCCGCTCCTCGGCGGTGGCGCAGGCGTCGACGTCGGCGAGGGGGCGAAGGATGCGCCCGATGCGCTGAATCTTGACCCGCTTGCTCTTCGTCGGCGCCGCGTCGATGAGATTGCGCAGACCGCGGAAGTCGAAGCCCCGCCCGAAGACGCGGCAGTTCGCCATGAACTGCACCTCGCCGCCCTTCCAGCGCGCCACGCCCGCCCGCCGCTGGTCCTCGGGCGTCTTGCCGTCGATGGCAAGCGCGCACCCGGGGCGAATCTGGTTGAGCGCAGCGGCGGCAGCGTGGGCCGACTTCACCCCGGGTAGGCAGATGAGCGTGGCGCCTGTCCCGCAGGCGTTGAACGCGGCGGCGAGCACCGGCGCGATGACCTCGGCCATCGCCTCGTCGAGGGCCTCCTGCTCGAAGTCGCCCGTTTCCTTGCTGACCTTGATCTTGCTGAGGTCGATGTCGCACTGGATGGGCGGGGCGCACTCCAGGCGGTTGAGCCACCCCTCGCCGATGGCGTCCACCAGGTCGAACTTGAACGCCGTCTCGGTGAAGATTCTCTTATCCATCCCGTGCGGCGTGGCGGTGAAGCCCACAATGCGAGCGGTGAAGTACTCGAGAGGGCGCCGCACATCGGGGCCGCGAAAGCAGTCGGCCTCGTCGACAATGATTTCGTCGAACGCATCGCGGGGGAAGCGCTCCAGACGCTCTGGGCGCATGATGGACGCCGCGCTCGCCACGACGTGCGCCGTGCCCCGAACCGACGCCCACGAGTCGCCCTGCTCCACCTCGAAGCGCTGGCCGACGAGGTCTTCGAACTCACGCTGCGCCTGGTAGACGAGGATGTTTTGCGGGGCCAGCACCAACGCGCGCTTCGCTTTGCGCACCCTCGCCGCCATCATGTGGGACTTGCCGGTGCCGGTCGCACTCACCACCAGGACCGCCCGGTGCGACTGCAGCTCGCGGTCGATATTCGCGTCGCAGACGAGCTGATAGCCACGCATCTTCCGCGGCGGGGTGCTCACCCTGGTCACGGGCTCGAACAGGGATAGCGATGCGCTCATCGCCACGTCTCCCCGCGCCTTATGAGACTTATCGTCGAAGGACTGACGCCAAATCGCGCCGCGACCTCACGGTTCAGTCCAGTCGCCGCCCTTATCTCAGCAACCTGCTCCGGGGTCAGCTTGGCCTGCCCGTGCGCGGCTCCTCGAACATTCACGCGCCTGCCCTTCAGCTTGCAGTCGATCGTATTGTCGAGCCGGCTTCCTTCGAAGAGATGAGCGGGGTTGCAGCACGGGGGATTGTCGCAGCGGTGGCAGGCTTCCATGCGGGAGCCCGGTGGGCGTCCGAGAGAAAGCTCCAGCGCCACGCGGTTCGATCGGACGTTCTTGCCGTCGGCCCAGAACTGGCCATACCCCTTCGGCGAGCGGAATTGACGCCAGGGCCAGCAGGCGTCGGGGCCCGCGCTGCGATCGACCTTCGACCAGAAGCGCTCCTCCCACGCCGGCCTGGGGCGCTTCGCTGCAACCAGCGCCGGGGCCAGCGGCTCGAAGAGCGGCAGCTGGAGCATCAGAATGGCCACCCCACGCCGGCCCTGCCAAACGGCTTGTGCAGCAGGGTCTTCTTGTCATCAGCGCTGCGGCCGATAGCGCGCCATCCGGCCTTCTTGAAGCAGCATCCCGGGTTGGCGCTCTTGACCTTCTTGTCCCAGACGTAGGTCAGCATTCCGTCGGGCCCGCAGCCCATCCCAGAGAGCTTCAGGTGCTCTTCGGCCACCAGGATCAAAAGCGACGAGAGGTGCTCGCTCTCGTTTCGGAAGATGGTGCAGGTCCACCCGTCGAGGTTGTTCATCGCGCGGATGCCGCTCGACGGGTGGGGACGCCACCAGCCGAAGACCACGTCGCCCTCGTTGCTGCGAAGGACGAGTGTCTGTCCCGGGGGCATGAACTGCGGCGACCCGACCGTGCGCCTCGAATAGTGGCGGTCAGCGAGCGCGGCGCCCTGCGGGTCGAACTTGGTGACTACCTCCAGGTTCACGCCGCCTCCGCGTGCTCGTCGATGTCCTCCATCTGCCGCCTCGCCTCGGCACAGCGGTTCTCCACGGCCTTCGCTGCAACCAGCGCCGGGGCCAGCGGCTCGAAGAGCGGCAGCTGGAGCATCTACGCCTCGCTCCCGTTGGTGTCGCAAAGGCCCCAGCGCATGCACCCTTCCTCGCCCGGGCCGGCGGCGAAGAGCTCATACTGACGCCCCCCGTGGGCAGTGCGGGACCACTTGATGACCTCGTCGATCGGAGTGCCGGGCCGGGCACCATCGGCATTGCGCATCGGCGCCTGGAAGAACGTGGGCGGGTTGCGAACGGCCTCGCCGCGGGACTCGGCGCGGGCGGCGCTGGCCTCCTGAGCCTCGGCCTCTAACTGACGAATGACAGCGATACGAGCCGGATCCGTCTCCGCCAAGTGCCGAATCTCTGCCTTGCGTGCGAACAGACAGGGCCAGCACCCCACGCGAGTCGCGCCCTCCAAGTAGAGCGGGTTGGGCGCCAGGCCGTGACGGTGGTGAATGGCGATGACCTCGTCCTCGGTCCAGTGGATGAGCGGCCTCCATGTCTCCGCGTCAAATCCGTTCGACCACTCCCATTCCTCCATCCGCGATCGAGCCTCGGACTCGGCCCGCCGGATCCCTACAGCGTTGACCACGTCGGCCCCCAGCCCGGCGAGGTACCGCTGCATCGGCTTCACCTTCAACTCCTCGGTGCAGAACCGCCTGGTCCTCGATGGGAACATGCCTTTCTTGCGGATGAGGTCCGGCATGAGCAGGTCGCCCCGAATCTCGGTGATCGGCCCGAGGACCCGGGTGAGTTCGCCGCGCAGGTAGTCGTAGGTCTTCGCATGCTCCCAACCGGTGTCCATGAAGACGCGGTCGTGCTCGATGCCCAGTTCCCGCAGGTGCAAGGACATGGCTGCGCTGTCCTTGCCACCGCTGATGGAGGCCACCACATGCCGGCCGGCCAGCTTTTTTTCCAGAGCAGCGATCACGCCGCCTCCGCGTGCTCGTCGATGTCCTCCATCTGCCGCCTCGCCTCGGCACAGCGGTTCTCCACCGCCTCGAAGCGCCCCAGAACCTCGGAGTGCCGCCGGTAGATGGCCTCGATGTCGGTGAGCAGCTCGGCGAGCAAGTCGCGGTAGGTGGTCACGGGCGGACGCTCCGCTTTGTGGGCACCGGCTGCTCCAGGTAGGGATTCTCCTCGGCGGGCGGCTCCGGGAGCCGGTAGACGCAGCCCTTGCGAATCCCGCATGCGAAGCACCAGCCCCGCCTACACCGCGAAGCGGGCGTCGCGCTCCAGGTTGGCCATCCTGGCGAGTCGATGCAGACCTCCGGATAGGGCGCAGTGAGGATGTAGACCCGGACGCGATCAGCTGCGTACACCACCACCGTCATCCCGCCGCGCAGTTCACTGGGGCTCTGCACGGGCACCAGTTCCTCCCCCTGCCACTTCACCGTGCCGCCTCCAGGTTCCCGCACGTCGTCGAGTTGTGTCCCGCCCGCCCGCACCGGCCGCAGCCCCGCCGATTGCTGCCGTAGGGCCGCTGGCGCTGCATCTCCAGCAGCGCCTCGGTGTACTCGGTGGACGCCTCGCCGTGGTTGATGCGCGCCCAGAAGGCGGCGACGCAGGCCCGTTGGAAGGGCGTCACAGGTCCATCTCCCCGAGCAGCAGCGACTCCAGCAGGGCGTTCTGATCGTCCGTGGCGGCGGCCCAGGCGGCGGCCCTGGCGGCGGCCCAGGCGGCGGCCCTGGCGGCGTCCGTGGCGGCGGCCGTGGCGGCGGCCCAGGCGGCGGCCCTGGCGGCGGCCCAGGCGGCGGCCCAGGCGGCGTCCGTGGCGGCGGCCCTGGCGGCGGCCCTG